AGCGTCGATGTTCTTCGAGAGTCGGCCCATCGCCGCTGCGCCGGTCTCGGCGGACACGCCGAGATCGTCCATCGTGGCGACCAGGCGAGACGACGTCTCCCACGACAGACCCGACGAGTCGCGGAACTTGCGGACCTCGTCGGTCATCGTGCCGAGCTGGCGCACACCCGACGCCACGAACGCACCGAGCCCGGCGACCGCAGCGCCCGCTGCCAGCGTCGACGCCGACATGCCGCCCAGGTCCATGCCGACCGATTCGGCCAGCCCGCCGAGCGGGCCGAGACGATCGCGTGCCAAGTCCCCGATCGCCCCGTCGAGCTTGCGGATGCCCTTGTCGTCGACCTTGCCGACAGCGTCGTCGAGCTTGCCGACGGACTTCTCGGCGTCTCTTGTCGCCTTCTCCAGCGACGACGCGTCGCCGATGATCTCGACCTTGATCGTGCTAGCCACCCGCCGCCACCTTGCGCACCTCGTCGAGCAGCCGGTCCACGCGCCGCTGCATCAGCCGCACGACCTCATCGGCGTTCTTGTAAAGCGCACGGTCAAGGAACGGGTTACGTCCGATCGGACCGCCACGCCAGCCCTTCGACTTGTTCGGCCGGGTCGGCCAGCCGTAGTGGATCGGCCCGGCGTACGGCACCCGCTTCGTGCCGCCGGCCAACACCGTGCCGCCCCGCAGCGCGCCCTTCGCCCGGATCGAGTTGCCGAGCGCGCCTGTCCGTCGGTCGGACTTGGTGCGGACCGATGCCGCCAGCTCCGACTTGCCGTCGCGCACAACCGCCGCAGTCGCTGCCGCGAACTCGGCCTTGAGCTCTTGTCCCAAAGCTTTCTTGGCGGTCTTGTCCTCGAGCTGGCGCAACGCCTTGCGCAGCTCTTTGGTGCCCTCGAGCTTGATGTACCGAGCGCGTGCGTTCTTGGTCCCTTTGCTGGGCTTGCCTGCTGCCGCCACCGGCCGTGGCTCAGCTGGTGGCGCGGGTGACTGCGCCCGACAGCGGGTACGTGACGGACACGGCAGCGAGATCGCCGACCGACCCGTCGAGCGGGGTCCACCCGTTGACGACGAACGACCCGGTGTACTTCGGATTCGACGCTCCGACGGCGCTGTTCGTGGCTCGCACCTCGAACACGCAGACGGTGCCGAGCAGCGGCCACATGATCGAGTCGATCGCCGAAGCGGCCATGTCCTGATTGAACGTCAGCGCCAAGCTGCCGGACTTCAGGCCGCTGATGTTGGTCGTCCAGCCGGCGTCGCCGAAGTCGGTGGTGTCGAGTGTCGCAGCGTCGACGGTGAGCGTGACGGACTTGACGAACGTCGAACGGTCAGTCGCCGTCGACGTGCCGAAACCGATGTAGCAATCGGTCATCGCAAATACAGCCATTGGAACTCCTCATTGAATGCCGATTACTACACGGGTCTGGAACGATGGGGTGGTGCCCGACACCGTCCACAGGGCACGCCAGTAGGTGTCGGTGATCGCACCGACCGTCGAGCCGAACTGTGCGCCCTTGGCGGTTTGAGCGGTGAACGTGACCCGATCCGTCGCCGAGGTAAACCCGCTGTTGTCGTCGGACTGGATCTTCACGGTGATCGACGGGGTGGTGCCGCCGGCCGTCAGGAAATGGCACGCAGCCCATACCCGCTGCGTGGCGGACACCGCACCGAGCAGCGAGCCGGTGCTGTTGCCGGAGCTGGTGATCGTCGACACCGTGTCCAGCACGCCACGCACCATCGGCTGGTTGCCGGCGAACGTGACGCTGTGCGTTGCCAGGTCGCCGACCGCACCGTCGAGCACCGTGCGGCTCGACAAGGTGCCGCGAGTGAAATAGGCGACGTTGCCGACCGTGCCGCCCATCGGGACCGCAGCCAGCACGTAGTCGCCGCCCAGGGCGACAGCGAGCACCTCGTCAACCGCAGATGTCTGCGATGCGGTGGCGGTCGCCATGTCGGTCGGGCCGGACGCGGTCCACGTCGTCGACCGCAGCCCGGCGATCGGCTCCTCCCAACCGCCCGAGCAGAACGTGGTCGCCATCACCATCGACACGTCGGTAGTGACGCTGACGCTGTTCGCAAAGCACGCCAGATCGAGCGCAGTGCTCGAGGTGCCGGCGTACAGATTGACGTCGAGCAGTGCGAAATGTGCCATTAGGTCCTCCTGACCAGAACCCGCAGGCTCAGGTCGCAGCTCAGATAGCGGGCACCGTCGGCGGACTGCTCGCCCCGGACGTTGGACGCGTCGTCGACGATCAGGTCGGCGCACACCCCGCCGAGCGTCCGGTCCGATCCCATCAGCGCGTCGATCAGCGACGACGATGCGCCGGCACCCGAGGACAGCAGGTCGTCGAGCCGTGCCATCGCAGCCCGAGGCTCGCCGAGCTGCACCCACGGCGACAGCGTCAGGTTCACGACCGCGAGCCCGCCGGCGAACGCCTCGTGGTAGTCGACGTAGGGCGAGCCGGGCGTGACGATCACAACCGACGCAGCGCCCGCAGGGATCTGATCCGGTGCGTGCGCCACGGCCCGCACACCGGTCACGGTGGCGACACGCCCAGCGACAGCCTCGCGGATGTCGGCGAGTCTCACGCGATAACCGCCGACGTCACCGGGTGCCGGTATCTGGCGAGCAGCGACGCAGCCATCGGGTTATCGCGCACGCGGATCGGGCCGAACTCGCCGAACCCGGCAACCCCGAACGGCGCGTCCTTCAGTTTCCATTGCTCGCTGGCGATGATCAGCGTCGCCTGTTTCACCGGCGCCGGCACCGCCGCCCAGCCCCACAGCGCAGTGATCTGCACCGCACGGCGCAGCGAACCCGCCGGCCACCACTTCGACCCGACCGCTACCACCTCGGTCGACGGCCAGCCCGTCGCACCGTTGTAACCGACACCGGACCCGTCGAGCTCGAAGTCGGTGCTGATCGTCCACGTCGTTTCAAACGTGCCGTCGTCGTTGTCGTCGGTCTTGACGATCAGTCCGGTTGTCGACTGGATGTCCCAGCCGGGATCGAGGATTAGCCGCTGCCAGCCGCCTGCACGCAACGTGCGCACGGTCGCCACCGCAGCAGCGGTGAACGTGCGCCCGCAATGGTCGTCGACCTTCTGCTGTGCGACCGACAGGGCGAACGACAGCGATGTGTCGTCGACCGTGTCGTCGATAGCCAGATGCGAGCGCAGTTCGGCCAGCGTGGCGTAACCCACGGTCAGGCCTTGCGCCTGATCGACCGGCGAGGCTTGTCGGCCACGGCCTCCTCGAGCACCTGGCCGTCCTCCTGCACACGCACAAACGCACCGTCGGGTGCGACGTCAAGGATCGGGTCGCCGTCAGGGACCAGCCGGCCGGCGGCCACCGTACCGGACGGTGTGTCGATGTTTCGCGTGGCGACCCACATGCCCATCTCACTAGCCTCTCTGTTGCGTCGGGCCGGGGTGCCAACAGCCAACACCCCGGCCCAACTCGACCCGACACCGCCCAGGAGTCGGGGACCGATCAGGTGACGTTGAGCAAACCCAACGCACCCGAATCGACGACACGGCCGCCGGTGCGCCACATGGCCCACAGGCCACGCTGACCGGTCGGGCGACGGTTGCTGCCGAGCAGGTGCGGGACCAGCTCGACGGTCATGCCGACCCGGTCGACGATCGTGTAACCGGCAGCCATGTCGCCGAACAGCAGCACGTAGTTGTCGGCGGCGGCGTTGATCGCGCCGTCCACCTGCGGGTTGGAGTAGGCCGGACGGCCCAGCAGAGTGCCCGGGCGGGAAGCGTCGAGCTGGGACCACAGGGCTGCGCCGCCGTTGGCGTTGAACTGGCGGATCTTGTCAAAGATCAGCTCGTTCGCGATCCACGAACCGCGAGCACGGAACCGTGCGGCGACCTTCGCGATGGTGGCGTACACGTCGGCGACGGCGAAGGTGTCGGTCGTCGCCGAGGTCTGCACCTGCCCGGAGTAGTTCGTGTACAGGTCGTAGATCACGCCGAGCGGCTGGTCGCTGCCGTTGCCGAGCGTGAAGCCGGACAGCTCGAGGTCGTCACGGGCGATCATCAGCAGGTCGCGCATCTCGGCCTCGAATGCCGGCCAGTCCTGGCTGATCTCGATGGAAAACGGAACGAACGCCTGCGCACGGATCGGGGTGATCGTGGTCTGCGCGATGGTCGGGGCGTTGTCAGACGACTCGGCCGCTTCAGCCGCCCAGCTGGCGGTGATCCCGGCCGTGCTGTTCACGTTGTAGTTGTCGGCGGTGGTCTGCACGACACGAGCGGTCGCACGGATCGCGTTCGGGGTGAGCCCATTGTGAGCGCCGGTAACCAGCAGGGTCGGGTCGAGGACGGTGGGCACGGCGTAACCACCGGAAGCATCGGTAAGCGACGCAGCACGGACATGCTCGACCGCCCGGGACTCCTCAGCAGTCAGCGACCAGGCCGAACCCGAAATGAGCTTCGACCAGGCGCTCCGGTACGCCGGACGGCTGGCGGCGATGACGTGCCTGGAGAGCTTGCCGGTGATGTCATCGGCCCGCTCCAGCGAGCCGTACAAGGCGTTGCGGACGGTGTCGTCGGTCAGCGGGAGACGCTCCACGGCGGTACGAGCAGCACCACGCACCTGCTCGAGCGGCCCGTACTGGCTCATCTCGTCGTCGATCGGGTTGGCCTTGCGGACCATGATCGTCGGGGACACGACCTCGCGGGCCTGCTCCGGGGCGGACAAGACCGCCTCGAGCTGCGCCAGCTCCGACCGCATGGCGTCCAGCTCCGGTCCGGCGGCGTCGAACTCGGCGAGATCGGCGGCGAACTGCGCACGTTCCTCGGCCGACGGCTCACCGTCACGGGTCGCGTACTCGGACAGTTCGGCGCGAAGGGCGTTCGCCCTTTCGGCCTTGGCGTTGATGGCGGCGGCGAGCGCCTCGATACGGCTCATGGGATCACTCCAATGCGGGAAAGCGCTGCTAGGCGCATCTCTCGCCGGGTGATCCCGACCGGGGGATCGTGCTCGGCTCTGAATGACCCGGCATCCGGCGCCAGGTCTTCGGATATGGTAGCGCACTCACGCTGATCCATGGATGCCGACGGGCTGTACGCGGACCGATACAGGTCCAGCACCGCAGAACGCACGCCGACGGTCGTGCTCTCGTACGCAGGGTGCAGAACTGGTCCGGCCTCAAATAACGCAACCTCTGTAAGCGTTCTATGATCAAGTCCCGTTTCGCCTTTGGCGGGCGCCCAACTCTCTCCTTGGACCTTGAAGCGGAACGACATCCCGTCAATGGCGCCCATCTCGATCGCCGCTCGGATGCTGAGCACGTCGGGCGTGTCGCGCATCCTGCCCTCGCCCCAAAGGCCGTACCGGTCCTCTTTCAGTGAGGTCCACACGCCGATCGGAAGCGTCCCGTACCTGGGGTCGCTGCCGTGGTTGTACTGCATCTTCACGCCGCCGGTGCCGCGCTCCCGAAGTGTCTGACGGAATGCACCGGGGCTGATCTGCTCGACGTAGTTGCCGAGAAAGTCGGTGATCTCCGTCGGC